TAGTGCAAAAACTGCTCGAACTTGTAGGGTGAACCACGTATGCGCTTAACATAATCATTAGCAGCACGCATGGCCGGATTTATTGCCAAAATCTCCCGCTCAAGATCAGGGTACCTCATGAGCAAGGTATCGTGAACGCAGCGTAGGAACATGAGAGCTGGGCGATTAAATCCGCAGGTATCTACAGCAAGGCCGCGCAACTTCAATAGATAATGCGCCAACGTGCCTCCATTACACGTAAGCGCGGCCTTGCTGTAGTAGTCCTCAATAGGTCTAAATGGGACATACATCGTTTGCAACGGATGATCGGTATCATGTGTACGGAGCATATAAGCACGCTCCTTAACAGTATCCGGTATATCCATGGCAACGAAATACCTCTGGAGAATCTTCACCCCCTTACGAGTGATGCGACCATTATCATCCACTTCCGAGTCAACTCTCTCGTAGATGTGGCACTCTTCCATTTTGCAGCTGATACCAACGGTTCTATTTACGAACTCATTGAAGTACCATGGTTTATCATCAGGGCTACGATCAGCCCACTGCTTGCCAACGTAATATGGATATAAATAACGTGGCATCCCTGTGGCGTAGTCGTCACCATATAGGAAAAGTGCCATAGGCCAGCACCTTTTCCAATGGCTGTACTCGCGCATCTTCCCAGACACAAAGAGCTGGTGGGCGACGTGCAAATACCACAACTCCCATGCTATCCACACATAAACAGTATCCCCAAAAGATGTTAGCAATGAGCCACTAAACATCATCCCGATAATCATTCTAACTATATCGGGAAAGAGGTGCAGTATTTTCGTGACGAGTTCGTCCGTAGACCACTCAGCCAAAAACCTATACACCTCATAAAGGGGATCGTTCGGGTTATGGAAGAAGATGAAGAGCATTCCCACAAAGGTCAGGATTGCAGCTAGGAGAGAGAAGTCGAGCTTGGCAAAATCACCATCCGCATAGAAGAACTCGAACTCCCCTCCATCCACTCCATCATATTGAGTTAACAACTCATGCAAATACTGCATGCCACCATGGTGCTTGGACCAGCCAATACCAATAGGTGGAATGCCTCGCATAGAGTCTAACGTTGATTTAAAAAGCATTCTGTCTATCGCAAACTTTATATACGGCACCACGAATATGAGTCGCGCCTTCTCCGGATCGGCCCACGCATCCCTAATCTCGGGTTTTGGGAAGACCGCAGCTACTATCTTACGCATGACTTGACCAACAAAGTGCTTGCAAACAGATGGGTCCTTAAACTCATCCATAAGCCTATCAACAATGTCAATGATCTCACAGTCGCTAGCGGCCCAACAACGATCCTTCGACGCCCTTTGCACGTAATTAATTATTACATGCTCAAGCTCGAGCGCTCCTTGGCTATATATATTTATGCCACCAGATTTGTCCTGATTGACATGCTCATGCTTATCTGGTCTCATACTCGGGACGGCATAATTCGTAGGATATCCGAGAACCCGCATGATATTTGCATAAGCACAAAAAAACCATTTCGGGTCCACATCAGGGCTACGTAGCGGCTTGTCAAATAGGTTCGTAACCTTAATGACGCCCTCTACGCTGCCACCACTTATGAAGTTCCATCTCGGATAATATGCCGGTGTAACAACTGACTGAGGGGCACCACGAACGTGGTGCCATCGCCGCAACGTGTCAGTCACTATCTTACGAAGTGACGGTACAACGTGATACATGGTCGGCGGCGGGTCAAGGTGGGTCTCAAATCCACCACAATCTCGATTCGATTCGTAACAAAGGTGGCTCCACGGCTGGAAGCATCTCATGTATATTAAGTACGAGGCATGCACCGGATCGCGATCGAAATAATCGTCAGTAAAGAAGTTAGTCTTGAGTGAGATCCTAGGCGTGTAATCACATACACGACAGGCTTCATTATGCAGTGACGACAACCTGGACTCAATCTGATTGGTCCGGGCATCGTCTCTCACTGCAGCGCGCCTCTCAACCCGGAGAATGCGCTTCTCAACTCGAACAACGTTGAACGTAGCAGCCAAATGATCTAGAGCCTGCCTATACGCCGCTTCAACGTCGTCATTAATGACTTCAAATGCAGGGAAGACCGTCGCCTCCTCCATCTGAACCTGGGTGGGCTTCTTGTTACAAATCACCTGGCCTGAAGTGCGGGGTCTTATATGAACAAGACCTCCCTCGACGAAGATATCGAATATCGTAGCCAACAAAACGATATCCTTGCCGTAAGCACCCCGTTTAGAGGCCAAGTAACGCCTAATGTCTGTAGTACGCAGTG